GGGTCAAGTATGTTCCGAGATCTTTTGAAAGGATGAACGATGCCTAGAATATATCTTGAGACCGACGAACTCCGACTTAATCGTCTAGAGGAAATTGGGCGCCAGCTGACCAAGGACCAAGAGGTGTCAGCAAGCAAGATGAGGAGCGCCGCCCTAGATTATCTGATAGACACCATTACTCAAGCGCACAATGCCCTTGCGGCACACAAGGCTGAGATATCAAGACTTGAGCAACAAATTACAGACCAAGCATCCTCCTCAGTCATTCAGGGGCAGCTAGATACATTAACCGAGGAGCATGACAGGCTGGAAGGTAGATACAATTACGCCTCGAACACTTTGCGCCGCATGGAGCATGGTGTTAACGGCATGATGTCTACGATATGGTTTCTGGTAGAAAAGATCAGGGAGTATGAAGAGTGAAAAGGAAGGCTTTCAAGTGGGGGTTCGTAGGGATTGGTCAGGGTGGCTGCAGGATTGCGGACTCCTTTTATCGTCTTGGGTATGAGGACTGCGTATTTATTAATACAGCAGAGGTTGACCTCGCCTTGATTGAGTGTCCAGAAGATCAAAAGATTTTAATTGGAGGCACAGGCGATGGCGCGGGTAAAGATCCGACAGTAGCCGAGCGGGCACTCAACCACTCTTTGGACGCCGTGAAAGATGCCCTAGGTTTCGTTGGAGAGTGCGAACAGATTTTTGTTTGCGCTGGAGCGGGCGGCGGTACCGGTACAGGAGCGTGCCTTCCAGTCTTCAATTTGATCAAAGAGCTTATGCCGGACACGCCTGTCGGCATAATCGCCTCGATGCCAGGGGAGCCTGAGCTGGTCTCTGCGGCCACGGCAAGAAATGCACAAGACCTTTTGAGCAAGTGCTGCGATTTGGTAGATAGCAAGTCCGTGCACCCCCTAATAGTGATAGACAATCAAGAGGTCAGGAGAAGAGTTAAGCCCAGATCTTTAAGGACTCTTTGGGTTGACGGAAACAACAGGTTTGCTTTGCTGATGCACAAGCTGAACACGCTCTCAGCCACACCAACAATGCTTGTCAGTCTCGATAAGGCAGACCTTAAAACATTAATGTTTTCTTCTGGAACGCTCTCGATCGGCTCGCACGAGATCACCCACCCCGAAGACGAAAAGCTTATAGCTTCGCACCTGAATAGGTCTTTCACCAACGGAATCCTTTCTCGATCCGATTCGCCCGTTGAAGAGTCTGACTGCGCATGCGTACTCACGGTGCCGCCCTCCGTTCTAGATGGAGAGGTTTCATTTTTTGATAGATTCTCTTCGGTAGTAGACAAGTATCTGACAAGGATGCCAAACACGTATGTGCATCGAGGGATCTATGAAGATGAGCATTCTGCGTCCATTTACTCCTATGTCCTTAGCGTCGGCACTTTGCCTCCAAGGGACGCCGTATTATCTCGGTTCAAATAATTATCTTATCTCGACAAGGTCTCCGTACTTCATGACAACCTGAGACACCTCGCTCATAACGTCGGAAGAAACATCTGGGTCGTAGATTATAATTTTGTGGACTGCTGGCGTAGGGTCTTCATCGCACCACTCCGCTTCCTGGGATTGGTCTTCATCAACAAAAGCCATAACGAGATCATCCTTGAGTCCGAGGGCGGTGATGATTTCCTCTTCGGGACCGTCTATTAAAGAAGAGATTGCGTCAGCAAGACGGTCAGAGTCCCAGCTGGAAAGCTCTGCGGTTTTGTTGTCCACTAATGCGAACGCCTTTGCCTGCTCATCAGTTCCGTCCCACTCTATGCAGGCAATCTCTTCCCAGCCCAGATCCTTTGCTGCGGTAACCCTACCCGACCCTGCGACACAGGTGTAGGTATAGGCGCTTGTCTTCTTAACAAGCACAGGGAAAACCTGCCCATACTGCATTAAGCTTATCTTTATTCCATCTATAGATTCTTTTCCATGCTTGCGTGCGTTCTCTGGATCAGCGATTATTTGGGATAAAGGCTTACTAAGAGCCATTAGATCGCTGTGTATATTGCCTTTTGCGGGCTTCATCGTGCCCCTTTCAGAAAGGATTAAAGGTGGATAGGATTAGACCAATTAAGAGATCAGAAGTTCAAGAGATTTTAGATAGGAACAGAGAGATTTGTTGGTTCATAGAAAAAGAGATTGGACCAACCACATGGAAAGATCTGTGTGAGATTTTTGAGATAACCCCACAAAGTCTTGATAATGCACTTAAGAAAGGTGCATTGCTGTCACCTGTCAGTAGAGGCCCTGCCAGGCGAAAGCCCGCAAGCAGCTATGAGGTATTAAAAGAGATGACCAGATCTCTGTCGTTAAAAACACCGAAAGAATACGCATCATGCATCAGGATGGCGGCCGACAAGCTTGAAGAGGGGCTATAGGTCCCTAACCACGACAATCTTTGTGTCGCCCTCCATTGTCCCATTATAGGCACTGTTGGAAGAGTTTTTGACCCCATCCACCCCTACGCTGTCCCCGTTGCCGAGCCTCCACCATGCGATCATCCCTGCCGTATTGCTAAAGGTGTCCATATCAAGGGGTCTTCCATTATTATAAAGCTCTTCAGCCTGAGCCGCGCTGGCCTCAAAGCCAAGAACGCAGGCTTCAGTAATAAACTTTTCAAACTCATTACCGATGCCGCTCGCAGCGTTTGCCCCAATCCGCACTGGGCTAGTCGTCGCAGTTTGCCCAGAGTATGGGGCTGGGTTATCTCTGATGACAGCAGCAGGCTGACCGTTAACATACAGATTCATACCTGCCTGCGAGTTCGTGCCATTATAAGTAAACAATACATGCGTCCACTCGCCAGGGGGAAGCAGCCCAGAGGAAGAGGTTCTCACTCTTATGGCAGCCAAGTTGCTTCCGCTACCATCATACAGTATTCCCCAAATCTGGCCCTGATCATGGACGAACAGCCAGTTTGATGCTACGCCCGATCCACTATTCTTGGAAATGATCGCACCTTGATCCAGCGCAGACTCTGTCTGAACCCACGCACTTAAGGAAAACGGGCTGTCGTCACCGGCGCCGTCCGTGAAATTGAAGACTGCGTGATTTCCAATTTCTATATAGTCCTCGGTGCCGTCGAGCTCCATCACTAGCTTACGGTTGCGAGACCCGAACCCTGTCCCACCATAGGTGGGCTCTTCCTTTCTAAACGACATGAGTTCTCCTAAAGTAGAATCCCTAAGAGTATACCAGATAAAACTGCGACAGAGGTTGTTAAAATTGTTTGGGTAAGTTTAGCGTTCTGTTGATCTTTCTTAATCTGATTCAGCATCAAAGACTCCTTCCTGCCCCAAGACTTTTTCATAATATCAAAGTCCCGCAAGCACTTGTCCCTCTCGGCGGTCAGGCGGGGAACTGTTACCTTCTTGCAGCTTAAGGCGTTCTTTAGCTTTAATGGTGGAACAAGAATACCGCTGCACGGCGTGACCTCATCGACACCAAGAGCGGTAGACCACTTGCATTCTTCAGAACTCGCTGTCGAACTCAGAAGCAAGCTTGTTATTATCAAGATTCTGTATACGCTCTTCTTCATGCTCAACCTCTTCAACTTCAGATTGAAACACAGCCGCAGACTCCTCAAGGTCTTCAGCTGTATCGCTATCAATATCTGACAACTTGTTCTTTATTTCTATGATTGAGGAAGGCTGCCTCTTGAGAAAGAACTTGTAGATTAGTCCAAAGATCAGCAGGTAGGAAATTATTTCAAGAGTCTTCTTCCAAAGGTTCTTCATCAGGTCCATCTTCAAGCTCTTTCAAATCCACCTCTGCTTTAGATGACACCATCCTCTTAATTAAAGCAACAGTGAACGTTGACATTGTGCCACATGCGGCCCCTATGCCGACGCCGCTGGCAGTCTGATCAAGAGAAAAGCCCACGCCTGCTCCCGCCAGGATTGCAATGGCTCTTAGTATAGATGAGGATAACGCGGGCGGCACCTTCGACTTGAGCACAGGCTTAACGGCCTGTACGAGCCCCCAGCTTACCATCGAACAAATGAGAATGTCTTTAACATCCAACAGCTTAACGAGATCTTCCACGTATATCCTCCCTGATTTCAGCCATATCTTTTTTAAGGTCATTCAATGATACATGATTCTCTCTCGTTAACAACATTAGAGAATCAATCTTTTCCTCAAGGCGTCCAACCCTGGACTCGGCCACATCTACACGATGAATAGCCATGCCTGATTGAGCCTCCACGTCCTTCACAATCATAAGGCTAGTCACCAAGGCGCCCACGACCGAAACAACAAAGGGTGCCGCGGAAATCAGCATGTGCCAAGGACTATTATTAGGGTTCTGATTTGTGCTCATTTCTTAAGCCTATCTAGTGTCAGGTATGATTATACCTGCAGGAATAATATTTTTATACCCATCCAGTCATTTATGGGGACTCTAGGAGTCGTACCATAGACAGAGTTTCCGTCTGATCAATCAAAGAGAGGCATTCCCCATATCCAATATTAGTAAAGAGATTGTTGACACCTTTCGTAAAGTTTTCAATGTGCCACATGTTTATCTCAGACTTAAGTTCCATAACCTGTGAGGGGTCTCCTGGCGGCAGCATTTTGCTTGCATAGTGGTCACATCTTGCATCCACAGACCTCTGGAAGCTACTATCAAGACCCCTTTGCAGGTGATCACCAAAAGGTGACTCTCCGATACGCTTAGAAAAGGCGGCAGAGTAGGCCCTTCCACCGCCAACCGACTTTCCCTGCTTCTCCCCACAATACCCGTCAAACGAAATTCCCTGTGACTTCAGCGGGTTAATCATGTAACACCCCTCCATTCCCAGGAAGTCTAAGCCGAGATCAATCATTGCCAGATACTCATCTATAGAAGAAGCTGGGACTATGTTATCCGAGCCCACGATCACCCTCACATCAGCATTCATGAGCAGCGACTCGTTCCACAGAGCATTCCACTTTGATCCAAGGGGGCTGTTTGGGTGCTCAATGTAGTCGAACCCATACGTTTCGGCAACGTACCGCGAAGTGTCCCCCTCGCTGCCGACAGCCAAAAACTTTACGCAAGCCCGATCCGACACCTTGTCTGCAAGCCTTCGCAGATGCGAAAATGTTATGTGCTCAATAGATCTGCGCTTCCACATTGCTGTAAGGAATAAAATTGTTGGATTCACGCCATCTCCTTAAGGTCCGTGCTATTGTAGCCTTAACAGCTTATTGAGGTGAAGCCATGAAGGTAGCCGTCATTGTGCCAGCTTTCAAAGCACATAGCTATATTGAAGAAGCCCTAGTGTCCATCAAAAGCCAAGAAGTCGGAGACACGACAGAGGTTCAAACGATTGTCATTTGCGATGGCTGCGAAGAGACCTTTAACACCGCCAGTCGGTTTGCTGACAAATCCACGCTGGTATGTCTCACTGAAAACGTTGGCACATATCGAGCTCGAAATCTTGGGCTCTCGCTCTGCCACATAGACTCAGACCTCATTTGCAATTTAGATGCGGACGACGTTTGGGACTGTCTACGCATTGCTGATCTGGAGGAGGTTGCTGACAAGCACCTCAATTCTTTAAGCGCCTTCTCCTGTGTGATGCGGAGGATTGACGAATGTGGCGCGGAGATAACCTCTCTCGACAGGCGGGCTTGTCCCAGCGGGGCTTATGTGTACACGGGTCTAACAGTCAAGACCATCGGGATGTATCGGCCGTGGTGGTGCGGTTCAGATAACGAGTATCGCGCCAGGTTTTACGCGGCTGGAGGCGTTCTGCACCACTCTAAACGGCTGCTGCTATCTTATCGCAAGCACGCCACCCAGCTGACCTCCGCACCCGAAACCCTAAGGGGTACCAAAGAGAGAGACTTTAGCTATACTGAAATAGCCAGGCTTAAGAAAACAAACTATCAGACGCACTTTCAAAACCACCCCCAGCACAACATTCTGAAGTGGGAAGGCGCAAGGCTTCATAAAGGCTCAACGTTTGGAGGATATTTTGCCTCGCGTCCCTTAACCGATGGAGACTAGAAGATCTCCCACCGCCAAGAAGAAACGATTCGATTCGTGTGAAAGCTCTTGTCTTTCTCGGACCCATCTCTGGAATGGGTGGAGTGCCAGATTGTGTCATCAAGCGGAAGTATTTTAAAGTCGCCCTTTAGATGCGGCAGAACAAACAGGCTTACCTTTGATCGCTTCGCCCACTCTGCCACAAATATGTCAGCCATGTTGGGTTCCGCAAACATTGATAGATGATAACGGAACCTTGGCACGCGAAAGGACATGCAGCCAGTGCCACCTACATGGACCCGCGTCAGCTTGCTCACGGTTGCCCTCACAGCGTAGCACCGCTTCTGCTTATGGTAGTTTCTGCATTTTCTAGGCAGAACCGATCCATGATAGGTCAGAATGCTGTTCTGAAACCTTTCGGACCCAAGATGCTTCCGCGTGCTATCCACGTACCACTCGGGATAAACGATGTCATCGTCGCAGGTAAACACATCTCCGTGTATTTTATACCTTTCCCTCATGTCCTCGGAGGCAAAGAAAAACTTCCCCACGTCTCCAAGATCCCCATATCCAGATGTCTCTGAGCACTCCCAGACAATCTTAGACATCAACTTTGCCCATGTGGGTATTGAGTCTTCACTATAGCCATTGAAGTAAATAAAGAGACGGTCCACCTGTGGCAGAAGGCTTTCACATACGAGCTTTAATTCTTTGTGTCGAGGAGGGATGGTGGCAAGGCATGCAACTACTTCTGTCACCTGTGAACTTCCTTATACTTAACAAGCTCGGCTTCATGAAACTTTGTGCCATCATGCCACATCGATTGGTACATGTCTCTCGTTTCTGATCCAAAAGCCGTCTCACTTCTATGAGTGAGCTGGTTTCCGTGCTGTCTATATAGGTACGTGTATGCTCTGTATATGGACTTGTGTGCGCCCACTGATAGGGATCGGTAGAACATGTCGCTGTCGGCCGAACACGGCCACTGTCGAAAGTGCCCCAAGTCTTCCATCATCCTTCTGCTGTAACTAAAGGCGCCCCCGAGGGGCTCCACGCTGCGCTTTAGCCTTGCCCCACTTTCCGAAATCTTTTGATGATATGTATTTGCCACGACCTTCCAGTCATGAAAGCACCTCATAATATCACGGCTTCTTGTTGGCTCCCAGAGATCATCTGACCCGCAGAACGAAATGATATCTGACTCGTTAAACCTTAGCCCCACGTTCAATGCCGAGTATACACCCGAGTGATCTTCAAGTTGAACAACAGTGTATCGCGTTAGCGACTTGGGCTGCTCTTCAATAAATGAAAGAGCAACCTTTTCGCTTTTACTGTCGTCGTCACAGACAATGATAATTTGATCAAGAGTTTTCCATTGAGAGCGAAGGCTGTCGAGAGTCTCGGAAAGAAACTTAGCATGCCCGCGACATGGAACTATTACTGACTGAGTCCGCAGGGTTGAGCGAATAATCATGTCGCCTCCTAAAAAAATGGCCCTCGGCACGGCGTTCCCACGATAGCCTCCATCCGAGCAGAGTGGTGATCAGGTGCCTTTGTGGGGAGGTCCTGTCGTAAGAACACAAAGCAGAAGACGATAAAGCCGAGCGGCCGTAATAAAAAAAGGGAGCCAAGAAACCTTGACCCCCTTTTACATCTCACCAGACAAAACTATTAGGCGGTGATGTTAACCACTGCGAAAAGTCCTGGTCGTACCGTAGCGTTGCCGTATCGGGTCATAACACCCAGGTCAACACAAGCAGTTCGAGGATCACGGAAAACACCAAGGTCACTTACAGGAATGTAAGTAGCGTGGATATGTCCGATTTCCTGCGGGTTGTCAGACTTAACGCCGAGAAGCAAGGTATCCTCAGGCATGAAGCGCATCTTCCAGATGTCGTATCGATGATTCGCTACACCAAACTTGTTGCTGTAAGAATCAATCTTGCCCTGAACGCTGTCAGTACGGTCAGCGCCATCAGAAGTGATGCTGAAAGACTGAAGCTGCTCAAGGTAAAGAAGCCCGTCTGGGTCACCAGCAATCCAATTCGCGCCACGGAAACCGTCAGCAGACTTGAAGATTCCGTTGTCAGCTTCTTGAATTGAATCATAAAGCGTCTCTTGGTGAATCTTTGGATCCAATGATGCGTAAATACCTGCTGGCGTTTGAGACCAGTTGACTGTGGTGCTCGCGTTTGCGATGAGCTGATCAATAACCTCGCCCTGCATTTCGCGTCGAAGCTCTGTAGCCATGAAGTTACGCAATCGGTCAGCGAGGCTTTCACCGTACTGACTCTCAAGGTCCTGCTCTGCTTGCGTGGTGTAACGAGCCTGAAGTCGCTTGCAATCTGCGGTCACTGTGGTGGCCGTCAATTCGAAGTCAACCTCTGCGCCAGCTGCACAAGAGGACTCTGAACTCTCAGAAGGACAGTCAGAGTAGTTTGGATCAAGACCAGTGTTGAAGTTAGTGTTAGCTGAATAGAGTCCCGCATCACCCTGCTTGTACGCCATCGTGTGAACGAAAGCAGTAGGACCGTCCATGGTGCGAACGTCTACGAGCTGGTCAATTACGATCTGCTCAAAGACCATGTCCACCATAGCAAGAGACTGCTGAGTAAAGGTTGCGATATCGCCAGGAACAATGTTTTCCTGAAGAGGTCGACCAAAGATTTCTTTGTCACCCTTGAAAACGCTTGCGATGTTTCCACGTCGTGCGGTCTCATTGATGAACTGATACTGACGCTCCATTGCTGCTGCAACAATTCGTCGCTTCTCAGGGCTCTTTGCGCTGATGAAGTCACCCCACTTCTCGACGAGCGTTGGGGCATTCTCGTTAAGGTTCAAGATACTCATTTTATCCTCCGAATTTATGCCCGGTTCTGTTTACGAATAAGGGCGATTAACTGTTCATTCAAATCATTAACTACAGGGGCCGCCTCATGAGACTCCTCAACCACCTCTTCGGTGACATCGTCTTCAGCGTCCACAACCTCTTGAGCGACAGGCTCTACGATTGGGGTGTTCGCCTCTTCAATCATTGAGAAAAGACGGTCTGCGTGAGCAGGGATGCCTTCTGGACCCTTAACAAGCCCAGACTCAACAAGAGTGTTTAGCTCTTTGCGAACAAGTGCACTGAAACGCTTTCCGTCTACAGCCTCCTCAATCGCAACAGCAAGAGCGTCAGCAAGGTTTCTGGCCTCCTTCTCTTCTCGAAGCGCCTGAACTTCTTCACGAAGCTCGCGGTATTCTGCCTCGTTGAGGTTGTGCCGTACTCGATCTACTTCGAGCTGCTCACGAAGAGCGGCAACCTCTTGAGCCAGGTGGCTCTCTGTGACTTCCTCTGGATTATCAAAGCTTACCGCTTCGACAATCTTGAGAAGAACCTCTTTCTGGGACTCGTTAAGAGCCGCCAACGGATCACTCTCAGCGTTGACAACATTAGCCGCTGCTGGAGCTTCTTCTACGATCTCAACATTTTGATCGCTCATATTTAACTCCTTTACGGCTTCAATGGGCTCTTCACACTCATCTCGCCGCTCACGTTTTACATACGTTCCCGCACTGGGAACTCTAACCAAATCATAAGTCTCAAGCTCGAACTCGTGAACAATGCCCACGGTTCGACCCATGTGCCCTGGATTAGCATCAATAAACTCACTGCTCTCATCCAACACAACCTTCTCAAGTACGCCGGTTCCGCGAGACGACACGCCAACATCCATGCCCGCCCTGAAGAGGGTAAGCAGGTCTCTACCCGCAGTGGTGTTCATGATTGCGAAAACGCCCTCGGCAAGAGCGGTATTTCCCTGAGACTCTGTCTGAACAGAGACAAGCCGAGCCGCGACCTCAAACGTGGACCCAGAGTCCGGGTGTCCAAGCTCGCCGTCCACAAACTCGCCCGCCTCCAACCTGCTTTGCAGAAGGTTGTTCTGATCCACAAACTCTGAAACCTGATAGATTCTACCGTTCTTATTTACCACCCCAGCCTTACCGAGTTCCGCTTGAATCGCAGCCACATAGACATCAGGGTCAAGACTCAATGTCTCTACATCTTCAACAATTCTAGAGGACTGCTTTACGAATCTCTCCGTAAGCTCAGACCTCTGAATGCGAACGTCATTTAGATTTTGCTTTTCCATGACCCCTATATTACCAGAGCGGCCATTACAATAAAACACTAAATGTTTCAAGGGTTTACCGATAGGCTGGCTACCCATCAAGCAGGGGAGACCAAGAGGGTATTACAACCGGACCATTGCCATTATTTAGATTGAATTTTGCCCTATCTACCCAGCGGCCCTGGCGCAGGGACGCAGTCTTCTGAAAGGACCCGATGGCTTGTTTAAGCACACGCTCCTTGGGCTTGCCTGGGTTTACCTTAGAGATAGCGTCAACGATATCCTGCAGCCGACGCTGCTGCTCTCTGCTCATCCTTACGCCGTCTATTGCTGATGGAGCCTTCATTGGAAACCCCTAACCAGAGAGCCCTCTCATCCGTGAAAGTATCCCCCTCAGCCCCTGGATCTCCTTTGCCTCAAGGCACCCCACATTTTCAGCAATCAATATTACCGAATCTGCATGCCTCTCCAGCTTTGCCCTGGACTGGATGTCGCTTTTCCCGGCCTTTAGGTAGGCGCCAATCTCTTCTGATATCAAGCTCGCTCTGCTCAAAATATCTGAAGTAGCATCCGATTCATCGTAGTCATACCCAGACATCTTTGGCTCCGGCCTCCTCGGCTCCATTTTCTTCTCGAATCGGTCTTGAATGGACCTCAAAGAGTAGTACATCATGCCGCCTGCGGTATTCGCATCTCTCTCAACCCAGCTTCTAAGCGACTCTGAAACCATCGACATAAGCATGTAAAAGGAAGACTTTGCTGCCTCACCATACTCGGGCATCTTCTTTGCCGCATCTATCATAGACCCCATGTCTTCAATATATTTAGCGGCAACATCATCGTCAGATATTTCTTTAGCCATATAGAAGTGAAGCATCTCCCCTAAAGCGTGTCGCAACGCCACAAACTTCATTCCCCAGTTTGCCTCATGTAGGGCCGTGTGGCCCTCATACCGATAATAGCCGCCTTCATTCTTATTCATTTGTGCCTCTCTTTTTTTAGAGCTTAGAGGATGTTCCGCAGGCAACAGGTCGTTGTCAGGACCGTTGTATTTGGGATCATCTGGTTTTAAATTTTTTAACATCTTCAAGAATGCTTTAACCCTACCGAAGGCCCACGCTGCTCGCGTTACCCCTGGTCTATGAGATGTGCTGTATGCGCCCGCACCCCTCAGATAAACCTTCCTCAGCATTGGCAAGGTCGCCTTCTTTCTAGGGTCATCGCCAAAGGAATCATTGTGTCCCTTAACCAGCCGCTTTAAGGCAACATTTGTTCTGTCCCCAAACTCTGGACTAGACGACTTCGCGGTACCCTTACCAGTATTTCGTCCACCCTTTATTCTGTCTTCAGGGGGAGCGGGCGTAGACTGAGCCTTATCTCCTGGCGCTTCAGAGACTTCACCTAAAACATCTATTGATGAGCCCATGCCGCTATGTAGTTTGCAGAAATAAAAATATTGTGAAGAGCTTGAAGGGGTAAATTTAACGAATGACCCAGGCTCTCCAGCTACCCCGTTCCTCTCAACGCCTTCTGTTATCTCTTTGCCTCCAGCATGGGTACCATTGGCTGTCAGGCTGAAAGCCATTGGGTGTCCCTCATTGGACGAATGCGAAACATCCATTGCCACTATGGTTCCGATATCTATAGTTAGTGGCTCTTTTATAACACCGTCCAATCGATAGACGTTACCCTCTCCGCTTTTGACCACTGTCACCACAGCGTTCTTGGTATCTTTTAAAACGGTGTCTTCTTTTTTAGATTTAATTTTATCGGCCATTGCTTGAATCCATTTTCTTCCACGCCCATCACCGGAGTCGCCCCATAGCAACCAGGCTGTATAGCCAGGCGTAGGAGGGTCTGACCAATCAGCTCCACCCTTAAGATCCCTGTCCGTATCGTGACGCGCAAGCCATGCGGCAGCCTTAACAATCTTGTCTTCTGGCCACTCTCCTTTTTCGGCGCCCTGTGTCGCAGACCTGACGGTGGCGGGACGAAGTCCTGCGCCGCTCTTACCATCCCTATGAAGATCAAGGCCCTTCTTAAGCGCAGAGATTACATAGCTCGGCAGCTTTACAGCCTCCTCATATCCAGCCGCATACGCCGCTGCTCCTTGTGCAGCAGCGCGAGATCGAGCCAGCTTCATGCCCTCAACGTCTCCAGGCTCAAAGGTGTAGCATTTCCCGCTACCTCCCCACCTGTATCCAGGCTGTCCATCAATTTCGCAAGAGACAACGGGCATAAAAACCTCCAGACATATGTTTTAATTATAGCTTGTCCATAGTTGCAGTGGAAGTATTATAGAAAAGAAGAGAAGCCCCCCCCCACAAAGAGGGGGACTCCTTTCAGTCCTTCTTGTCAAGCGACTCTTTGATCCTCTCCAAAAGCACAGTGTGCTCCTTAAGGAGGTCAAGAATGCCGGTGTACACACGCTCAATACGCTCTTCATATCGAATCACTATTTGATCGTATCGATTCCTAATGTTTTCTTCTGCCTTTTGATGCTGAACCTCTTGCTCCCTCACCTGCTTGGTGAACTTTTCAAGAAGCCGATCCTGTCTCTGCTGCAAGCGAGTGTTCATCCAAAACATGCCGCCGCAGATGGCGCCGAGCGCACCAAACTCAAGCAGTGCTGTGGAAAGTGCATCCATAGTATACCCTTGCCCCCTCCCGAAGGAGGGGGGCTTATAGGCTGGACTACAGGATAGACCAACAAAGC